AGCATCAGGTCCAATGTGGCCAGTTGGATTCGCGAATTCGAAATTATCCCCTCCTCTGACGAAAAACATCATGTACAATGATCCTGAAGAGGGTGCAGTGAGAGTGTTTAACACACGCACTGTAAGAATTCCATTGTCGGTGCCAATTCGCGGTGCCATAGCACCACCAGGGCTCCAATTGTCCTGAATGGTCTGATCATGCTTCAACCAACCCAGATCTTGATGGTACGGTATGACAAATTCAATGTCATCCTTTTCACCGATATCAAGAATTTGTGTGTAAACAGTATTCTCATCTGGATCACTGGTTGAAATGTTTCCCCGGGGATCATAACTGATTTTCAGACGGCCCTTATGGAACTTCGTGCACACAATCTTGACACGTATGATGAGATCGCCGCGCCAATGTTTGAACATTGCCCCGACATAAGACAAGGGAGTGTGATACACACGTTTACCAATGATCGCTCCAGAAGTATTGGTCAAGTCCACAAAATCCCATAAAGCAGGGGATATGCGGACGTTGAACAATTGCTGTCCAGCAGTGTTTGCGGTGCTCCAATTAACCGCACCAAAGAAACTCTCTCTCGACTTCAAATAAGCCAAAGATAATTCATCTGCACTCCCAATTCCGTGTGGAGAAGGATCAATGGACAATTCTTGTTTTGGATCAAGTGTGAGTTTTTGCACGGGTACACCAATGTGGGCAGATGCCAGCATGGGAGCATTCATTGGATGGAGCGGTTGAACATCGTTGATAACAGGCACATTTGTGAAACCAAATAGAGTTGCAATCGAAGACACCGCCGAGGCACCTATCTCTGTCGCTCGTGCAAATTTCCCAATGATGGGAATCAAACTGAGTCGTGAAGCTATAGCTGAAACGGCCGAGGCAGGTGCTGACACAGTTCCAACGCCATACTCATCGCCTTGCAATGAGAGTTCAGATGTTGAGCCCATTAGCTCCACGTCAGACATCCATGCATATGTACGAACAGTCACAGTAGTTGAGCCGCCGGTAACTGCAACATTGAGCGGGGCAAACACGAAAAACGTCAAAGTACCCATATTCTGAACTTCATTCGCAGATGTGATATCCATCCAATTTTTGTGCAAGAAAAAACGTAATGGCATTTCACCACCAGAATTCGCTTGTGGGTAAATAAAAAACCCAGGCTGTTGCGAATATGGTACGGCGAGAGGCAAGTCTGAAACAGAATTGGTTCTGATTTTATCAGAAACCCAACCCAACAAGGGTGAGTAACAGGCTCGTAAAGCACCATATTGAAATGGTGTACCATTGATCAAAACTTTGACATGCAAAGTCCCACGCAAAAATGCGTAATTGTCAATTTTCTTTTTGATAGCGGCACTGTTCAAAAACAGGAACCACGGTTCAAGTAGCCTTCTAACACCGATAACATCGGAAGTTGACCACGTGAACGTATCAATAAGAGTGGGTCGGGCCAAAAACGACCCAAGACGCAAATCATCGGTACTATCGACCAGGGCAACATTGTTACCTGTGGTAGGCAAATCAACATATGCACCACCAGCATTGTCGATAAATGTGACAGTCTCACTTGTTTCCTCACTGCCAGTGACTGCTGTTGTAGATACAACAGTTTCAGGTGGAACCAGTTCTTCTGACTGCAAGGTGAACATTTGTGGGCTAATATCTGCATCCGAGCC